CCCGCCCCGACGCCAGCCGATGAAAATGAAGGAATTACACCGTGACCAACAAAAATGAATCCAAAACGATTGAACGTGCTGGGACGCCGGCTGTTGCGGTGCGGCGCGGTGTTAGATGGCTGGCCGCACTCGTGGACAGCCAACCTGACTGGCTAAAGGCCGCTCTGTTAATAGTGATAATGATACGCGGTGCGTTTCTAATGGTGGAAATGTTCATCGGCCTCATGTGGCTCATCGTCTATCTCGCCGTGAAAGCCATCTAACGCGGAGCTATCCCGCGCCGGCGCAAATCCCAAAACGTAATATGCGGAAAAAATCGAACCAATCTGAAGGAACTCCCGCCGTCGCGGTGCCGATGGGGCTACTCGCTATCGCCTGCATCGGCTTGTTCAGCGGCTGCGACCAACCGCAAAAGCCAAAAGACTCCATATCAAATACTGGCCGATTCGGGTCAGAACCAGCTACATCGTGGGATGGTAACATCTGGTGCAACCGGGACGGTCACGAAGATTTCTACGCGCAAGATAAATCCGGCCAAGTGTTTGAACTGGTCCAGTGCCGGACAAACAGCAATCTCTATGTAGTGTGGAGGGCAATGGGTGAAACAAACGGAATCCGCTGAACACCAAGCTGAACCATGACGGATAAACCACCATTCGATTTCAAACTGGACGCCGAACCGTCATTGGCTCCGGCGACCGGTTCGGCATACCGGCCACTGGCGCACAAGGACGGAATAAACCTCGTCTTCGGGCTGCTAATGGCAAGTGGCGCGATGTGCCCGAAGTGTGACTACGGAACGCGGGTAACGAGCAAGAAGTGGGCACGATGCAAGAAATGCGGTGAACGAGTCGAGCGCGTGAAAATGTCCGACATAAAAGTGGTAGAAGGCCGTCCGCCCGGTATGCCGAACGACGCGGCTCTACGACAGCCGACCAGCGACGTATGAATGACCTGAATCCGAAGCGAAAAACCAAGACGCCCAACGGCTGTTCGCAGCAGCCGCTTGTTCGGCGAATCCTCACGACCGGAAATGACGGACAAGCCACACACCGCGCCGACTTCAAACACTGCCCGCACTGCGACCACCCAATGGAGAATGAAGCGTGGGACAAGGCGGCGACCACACTAATACTGGAACCGATGTGCTACAAAGCTGGGTGTGTCTCGGTCTCGGCTGAATGTCCCAAATGTTTCAAATCGTCTTGGAGACATGAAGGGATGGATTGCTTTCAATGGAACGATGCGTGGCCCGCTGACTGGAAAGCCGCCGTCAAAAAACGTGAAGCTGCCGTCAAACTTGCCGCCTTGCGCGAATGGGGAAAAGGACTTTGCCACAACTGCAAGCATCTCGAAAGTGGTGAAATCAAATACCACGCTTGGCGGCATTGTATTCGCGGCTGCGGTGGCGAGGAAACCGAATGCCCTAAGTACGAAGCGTTAAATTCGCCAACGCCGCGTGATGAGCCACGCGCAAATTTTATGAAACCAACCAAATCGAAAAAAACCAAACGAAAACCCGTAACCCGCGTTGGCTCCGGCACGCTTGTTAGCCTGCGGCGGTGGTGGAAGAAGCGAATCGAAGACCTCAACAACGGCAAGAACTGGGCCATAAATGACCGAGTGTGCAAGGAAGCCAGAGCCAACAAAGCCGATGGAGTTCAAGAGTGTATGATTGACCTGAACTATCTCATAAAACATGGGCGAGCAGACTAACGCAGAGTTCAGGAACGCCGTAAGTGGCGCTCCCGGACTCGATGGAGGCGTCCAATAGGCGTTTCCTGCAACGAAAAGAACACAGGCACTATCAACAGCCGAAGAAAAAGCAGCGTGGAAAGCCAGCAGAAAACTCGGCTCGCGCTTCATATTCGTCGGAACCGTCCAAAATGACTTTGCATTCCCAAAGCGTAAATACGATGAACAGGGAAGGCGAATATCGTAACACTTAAAGCCGGGGCGCTCTTGGCCTGTTGCCAAGCGGTCTTAAAATCCACCGTCACGCGCTCCGGCTCCATTTCGGGCGTTCTGGGGTATCCTGGACCATCCGACAGCGAAAAGCCCGCCTCAAGTCATTTAAGGCTTGAAACGGGCCTGTGTGGTGGATGGACGGTCTATCCCGATGCCATTTCATGCGTCTGTGGCTTTGCTGGGCGCGTTTTAGGCGTGTGACCCTGCCACCGTGCGGCATTAGCCTTTCGAGCCGCTGCGGTCTTGGCCGGGCTTTTGGCTTGGCCGCCTTTGCGTCCGATCTCGGATAGGTAGTTTCGTGTTTCTTGGTTCATCACTTTTATTTGAGTTGCCGCCAGTTAGGGCGGCGAGTGGGGGTTAGTCGTTTTCGCCAGTTTGGTCACAATAGGCGCGGCTGACTTCTTCACCAGCATACCACGCCAGCGCGTTCAAAACAGGGGCGGAATCTTCGCCTTGCCAACCGGCGTAAAGCGCTTCACCGACTTCGGCGCTTGTCGGCTTTGTGCCGTTGCGAAAGCAACCGAATCCCTGAATCATGGTGATCGTATCTTCGCCGAGTTCTTCGGCTTGGTTTGATGCCATTGCCGCAATGTCTTTGCGATTACGTTTGGCGAAAGGCTCCGTGTCCGCGTTGTAAATGAAGCCGTGAAAGCCTCCATCAATTCCGCCCCGGCAAATGTCCGGCGCGGACTGTTTGAACGATTCCCAACCGCCCATTTGGCGGATGACGGCGCGCACAAGGCGGGCGGGAATGTTTGAGTTTTCAACTAACTGTTTCATGGTTATGGTTTTCATTTGTTCATTCGCCGACTTTAATCGCCCTGGCTCCGGGCGTTTGGTTGTTTACTATTGGGGAAATTGAGCATGGCGAATTCTCCATGATGCCTTATCGCTGACTCATCGTAAGCAGAGGCGGCAATGTCCGCCCTTTGGAACGTTCCTAAATGACGCACCCTGCCATTCAAGCGAATTTGGGCCGCGAATTTGCCGCTTCTTTGCAGCCTGACGCCCCGATAGCCGGTCAGGTTTTTTCTGGCGACATTGATATTGTTTTGCGAATGAGTCGCGGGCCTCAGATTGCTGCGAAGATTGTTTAGCTTGTTTCCGTCCCGGTGATCCGCCTCTAATCCCTTTGGGGGGTGAATGATTTGTGAGGCCATAAAAACCCACTGGGTTGAATGTTGGCGGGCGCTTCCAACTCGCCTAGCTGCATATCCTTTATGGTTTTGCCAAGTGAAAATCGAAAGCGGAGCAAAGTCTAAATCATCAACTTGAGTTTGGCTACCATCGGAAAGCGTAATTATTTTCATGGTTGCAGTTTTTAGAAGCGTCTCGGCTCGCCCTGCAACAGTCCCGCGATGAACGCGAAATGGCCGGATGGCCAGCGAGCCAAGACAGATTGATTTCAGACTGTTGCATGAAACAAACATAGACCTTATTCGGTTTTTGTCAAACTCATTTGCGGTTAATTCCGCGCCCAATGCCCCGCAAGGCACTGGCCGCGAGTTTAGACCAGCTAGCACGCCTGCGGAGGCGCTTGGGTTTTCGCGGCTTTCCTTTTGGCCAGCCGCCGGGTTTTGCGTTTTCACACACTGCGGCAGTCTTGGCCGCTGATTTGGCCAGACCGCCGAGGCGTCCGGGTTGTTGTGCGGCGGGGTTCATTTTCCGAAGAAGTCGCGGTTTATGTTTTCGAGTTCGGCGTCGAGGTCGCCGCCCCCAAAGTCCCGATATGCTTCATGGACGGCCACGTCGTGGTAGCCGCGTTCTTTTGAGTCGAGATCGTCGCGGCATGACGGCACGAACGGTTTCCGCTCCACAACCGGGACGGCCCAGCGTTCGATTACATGCAGGTATTTTTCGCCCGAAAATTCGGCGGCGTTGCGGGCGTCGCAGCGGGACTGAGCTTCCTCGCGAGTTGCGAAGAGCGGTTCGTGTTTGCAAAAGCCCGGAGTGCTTTGACTCTGTATTTGTTTGGCCAGAGGGACGCCGTTGCGGTTGTGGCGGCGCTGCGCACTCGGCGGGAGGTAGCACAGCCCAAACATGAGAGTTTTTTCGGTCACGCCAGCCACTTCGTATTCCAGCCTCAAGAGTCCGTCGTTGGTTTCGGTTTTCATATTTTTGTCTGTGTTGTTTGTTGGTTAAATTATGCGCCTTGGTCACCCCGGCGCAACCGGAGCGAATCAAGCAACCGGCAAAGGGATTTCCGAATAGACATTGTGGCAACATCCGACTTGCCCGCATTCGCGGCAGTATCCATCTTCGGGCAATACAATCAAATCATCCGCGTCAATCACATGGCGGTGATCGTCACCGACCATGACCGCCACGATTCTTTCCGTGGCTTCCAACCCATAATCGCCAGATTCAATCTCAATTTCGTTTCCGTCGCCGTCGGTCGAATAGCACATTAAAGGCTGGTTCTCCGCCTCATGGCCGAGCAGATAAAAGGCAATGCCGCGATAGCCTTTGACTTGATAGTGCGCGTCAAAATCAATTCCATTTTGAACGCCTGACATTTTAATAAACTGTGTTTTCATTTTGATTCGCTTTTTGTTGTTGGTTTACTGTTACTGTCAATACAATCTCACATGCAAAGCCGGTTGGCAACTTATTTCGCATAATGTTTCTCTCTATCCACCAATCACTTGCGGTCGCTATACTGTATAGACACCTGAAAACATGCGGATTTTGTCACCCCAAACACTCAACCCAAGGTGTATAGACTGAGCATATACTGACAGTCTGAGTTGACAGACAGACAGCCAAAGCGTAGTTTGCGCCATGCTTGCCCCACCCTTTACACCCGAAGCCGCAAGACTCAACGGAATCAAATCCGGCGAAGCCAGACGCCGCAGAAGGGATGAACTTGACGCCTTGCGTAAAGCTGAAGCCGAAGCCAGAGCAAAGCAATCCCCAGTTCAAGACATGGTTGAAGCAAGACAGCGTAGGGTTTTAACCCAGATTGATTCTACACTCGATAGGCTCAATGATTGCGATGATGATGTCCTGCGTGTAAAGCTGGTTGCTGCACTCGATACGCTCTGGAATCTAGTTTGGCCCAGGGCTGGCGTATCCAAGCCGCAACGATCTGGCCAACGCCGCACAGCGCCCAGCGTAGAGCCAGCACCACAAGCGCCCAGTCCTGCGCCGAGTCAGCCGCCTGTTTGACTTTATGGGCTTTTGGCGTAAATTATTCAATAGATGAAAGGTAATTGGAAAGCAAAGGCTGTTGCGTGGTCTGAGTCTAAACGGGAAGCTCATCGAAAGGCCGCGCTGATTACCCGTTATGGGATTTCCCACGACGTTTACATGGCCTTGGTTGAGAAACAGCATGGCCTTTGTTCAATCTGTGGAAGGCCGCCGTCTGGCAAGCGGTTAAAGCTGTTCATTGACCATTGCCATGAAACAAACATTGTGCGAGGACTGCTCTGTCAGAACTGCAATTCGGGGCTTGGACATTTCAGAGACACACCACAATTGCTGCGCCTTGCTGCTGTTTACTTGGAACAAAAACCATACCACTAATAGACAATTGTGGCATCAGCATCATGCCTGCATTGCGTATAACACACAAGTATGCGTAAGTCATTGATACAACGATGCATTCAACTAAAGACTTCAGCACTTGTTAAACCATAATTGAATGGTGTAAGCTTTAACTCTTGTGTGGTCTAAAAAGAATTACTTTCATGGCTAGGGAGGGGGTGGGACTACCTGCCAGGGGAGGGGCTTTTGCTATTGGCCCACTTGAGTGGGACTCCCATGCCGTAACCAAGCTCTTATTTTTGAAATGGTTCTGCTCTGATTCGGATTGGGGTTTGGATTTGTGCAAAGTACGCCCTTAATAGACCGAGAGGGTCACAGACGCCGTGCGGAGAGTTGTCCGCTTCGGGATGCTGCCAGCCTTCGACTCACACACCCCACGCAAAGGGATGTTCGGGAGCAGCGGAATTCAGTTCTTTCTGGTGAGTTCGGAGGGGGGCGGATTCAGGGTGAGCGGATTGGGCTGTCCTTAGCCATGAGCGGGCATGGCGACCACAATGCAGCGGGTTCCCGTGCTGGCGGGTTCCCCCGATGACAAAAAGAACGCCGTTCGTGTGTGAAAAGGATTCGGCGGCCTTTGAGGGTTGCCCCTCCACGAACGGCAAAACGATATTTAATTGACCGGATTCAATCACGCAAGACAAATCGCACGGAAGATTTCTCTTGTCAAATGTGAATTTAATTGTTGACTTCATGTGTGGTTATATTATATTCAGTGGCATGAGCAATCCCGGTCGTCCAGTTGGGACGTTCAAAAATCCTGTGCGGAATGATTCCGCCGCGTATCGTCGGTGGAGTGGCATGAAAAGTCGGTGCATGAATCCGAACAGTCACATTTGGAAATACTATGGCGGTCGCGGAATCAAGGTATGCGAACGGTGGATTGGAAGGAATGGGTTCAAGAATTTTTATGCCGACATGGGTGAGCCGAATGGATTGACGCTTGACCGGATAAACAATTGTGGGAATTATGAGCCGGGGAATTGCCGGTGGGCGACGATGAAAGAACAGGCACAGAATCGCCGCAAGACTGGAGTTCCACCCAACCCGAACAGCTTGAGGCAGAGAGCGAAGGCTGCTGGATTGACATATCTGCTTGTTTATTTCCGAATCAAGCGCGGCGGGTGGTCTGAGGAAAGGGCGCTTTCGACGCCCAAACAACCAATGGGCAGAAAATTTGGTTTTAGGCCAAATGCTGCCGAAAAAACTTGGAAACAACAATGATTCAACAAAATTTACCGGCGCGAATCGGCGGATTCATTTAGAGGGGCACGGCGAGGCTCCTTAGTTCCGATGTGCGTGACGACCTCTGACCGATTGCCGGGACCTTGCTAAGGTCTAATTGGAACGACTCGCCGAATTTAATTTTATGAAATCCAAAGTCAAATCCTTGCGCGATTTAATAAAAAGGCTCGATGCGGCGATAATCAAATCGGAAAGACATCTTGAAAATTGTAGCGGTCGAAGTTTTCAGATTGAGTCTAGAGATTTTAAGGAGGGTTACATTGAAGGATTGAAACAGGTTAGAAAATTCATATGAACCCACTTCAACTCTGGCGCGATTTTCGGTCGTTCCGGGCTACGATGAAGGAATGGCTCGGAGAAGGTGGTAGGCCAGTCAGTCCACAGGTGGCGGATAAACGTGCGCTGCAATGCCGCCATTGCGTTTTTAACCAGCATGGGGCCGGTTACACCCAATTCACCTCCGGAGTGCTTAAAAGGCATCTGGAAGCGAAAATGAAAGCCCGGTTGAGCGTGTTGAAAGAGGCGGAATTGCACACCTGCCAGCTTTGCCGATGCCCGCTCGTTCTAAAAATCCACGTTCCGTTCACCCATATTCGTGCGTATCAACGGGAGGAAGTGCGGCGGGCAATTATGGATGGTAAGCCGACATGCTGGCAATTGCGAAACTACGGTTAAGATTCTGCCAAGACAACCTCCGGCTCTGGCATGGGCTGTTCAGTGAACTTAATGCCTTGCTCGCCTTCGGATTCAATTTCACGGATTATATCTGCCAGAGCTTCAACATTGGCGTCCGCGCCGTCGGGTAGTTGATCTGCCAAAAAATTCATCCTTTCGGCAGCCTCGGTTGGCGTGTCGCCGGTTGCCCGGAGCCAGCCGATTTCGGAAATGCTGCCTTCCTCGTCGGCGGGGAACCAGACTTGTCCTTTTACTTCGCAATAATCCGCCAGCATCAGGTTTTCTTTGACCTCTTTTGGAAGGTCAACCGTATCCCATGCTCCCTGCTGGCCGCTGATTTTCACCATGCACTCGGCGGAAAACTTGAAACCATAATCAATCTCGCAAAGCTCCCCGTGCGCGCCGTAAAAAATGACTTCCGGCGTGTTTTTCGCCTTGAGGAAGGACGCGGTGGACGGCAACCCCCCGCGCATGGTGGCGTCAATGAAGAAACTTGCGTCGTCTTTCACCCGCGTTTCCATGCTCCATTGAGAACAGCACCCGGTTTCTTTCAGATACGGAGAAAAAGCGTCCATGATGGGCAACAGTTGTTCCGGCATTTCCTTGCGCGGCGTGACGGCGGAAAAGTAAGCGGCGTCTTTCGCCTCCAAACCATGCAGTATCATTGATGGCCACTTGCCGTTGACGCAGTAAGTGTCCGCGCCAATTTCCAAATCAGTTTCAATCTTTGGGAAACATAAAAAAATGATGTGGTTTTTGATGCCGCCGAACTTGAACCGCCAAAAATCAATGTTGTGCGCGTCCTGCTTCCAACTGCGCCAGTGAAAAGTTTCCCATGAGCCTCGCCATTTTGAAACCTTGATCCAAATGTCCTCTTTGTCCTTCAAAAATGCGGCAAGATTTTCCAGTCCGTGTATCACTTCATAGGGCGGAACATCTAAGTCGAGTTCCTCAAGTTTTTGCAGAAAGAAAAGCCGGTCGAGTTCAAGTGCCATCGCCTTGCCTGCTCCCCATACTGCGAACCCTTGTGACCGGAGTTCCTGTTGCTCGCCTTCAAGTCCAACATCTGGAAAAACGAAGCAATCAATTTCGTTTTTAACCAGCCAGAAATCTTCGCAATGCTCAACGTCGGGAAGTCCCGCGCCAATCACGGCGTCATTGATGAGATGTCGCTTGTCCTCCGGTGTGTGATATAAAACCCTTGCTCCACTTTCGGCTAGACGACGGGCAAGGCCCACGAACAGCCCGCCAACGTCACAGATACAAAAGCACCTCTTTGAAAAGTCCTCGCTCAATTTTTTATTCTCCGTTCAATATCGTCCGCTTGTCCGTCCAGAAACAACAATACAGCCGCGCATTCAACAATCATCATCGCAGCAATCAATGACCCGCCAAGCATCCACGCCTTGTGGTCGAGTTCTATGCCAGCCCAAACACTCACTGGGATTTGGATGGCGTAGAGGATTGCTGACAGATATTTTTTCACAGATTAAGCGCGCCATAAGTAGAATAATCCACTGTCATTTCTTCGCCGGGTTCGATGTCGCGCAACGCGAAAAAGTCACCATCTTCCTCGCGCAGATTTGGAGTTTTGGAATGATTGATAAAATAACCGATGCCAAGCTCGTTGAGTGAGTAATCCGGGAACCAGAAAGAACCATCTTCCTCCGGGCACATGTCAACAACCAGCTTCTTAACCGTGTCGGGAATATCATGGTCGTTGTGAATTAAATCCGCCAACACCCCGAAAAATTGCGTTGGCCGGGTTTCAGGAAACGGGTTGATTTCCTTGGGAATCTTTTTAATGGAGAAAACGCCCACACCACTAATGGGGCTGGACATCAGACGACAGAAGATTTTTTCCTTCAGGCTTTCAATGATTTGTTGTGGTGTGTTCATGGCAGAGTTTTCCTTGTTCGTTTCGGTTCGCGTTTTGGTTTTTTGAGTTTCAATCTTTCCAGTTCCATCCCGGCATTGCGAATCATGGTCGGAACTGGTCTTGTGTGTTGAAATGGCGGCGGATTATTCATCCGTGTTTTTGTTTAAACTGGTCAGTGACCCGCGAAAAGTTTCCGCCACGGCCTGTGCGTTCTTGCGCCGTTCATCGCCGACGAACGCGGCGTCCTTGTGCGCCCGTTTTTGGCGTTCGGCCAGTTCCTTCGCCTTCAATTTCTGCTGCGTCTCGGCGGTCTTGCCAGCAATCTTGGCCTGTGTTTCTGCCATAACCTGTTGAATCTTGCCATTGCCATTTTGCTGCTGCTGTTTCTGCATCTCCATTTGAAGATGCTGCTGCAACTTTTTGATTTCGTTGTTCAACTGGTTCAACGCCTTGGCAAATTCCTTCATCTTCGGCTCGTTGCCGGGGTCGCCCTGCATTCCCTGCACCAGTTTCTCGATGGTGGCGGCAGTGTTTTGCAGGCCGATAAGTTCTTCGGGTTTGGGAATTTTGGTTGTCTGTTCAATCATGGCCACCTTGCGGACGGCCAGTTCCAACAGGGTTTGAATCTGTTCAATGGGATTCAATCCTTCGGTAACGATGTATGGCATTCCCAACATCAAGGACGGGAACGCAGCGGCGGCGGCGCTGGCGGCAGTGGAAATGGATTTCTTGTCCGATTTGAACCAACGGCGGGCACGTGCCGTTCCGATCATGGACACGGCGGCATCGTGAGTCATCTCCTGCTGCGATGACGGGTCGGCAAGCGGGCGTAGCTGCATGACATTTTGGGATTCAACCATTGCCATCGTTGGGTCGCCGTTGCCAAGTGGAGCGGTTATTTCAACGCGCCATTTTCTAACATCGAGCCATGCCTTCGGTATGCCTTCTTGTTGGCAGGCTTTTTGAAATGCGATTACATCTTCGTCGTCGGAATTTGTCAGACAGAAACGGCGGCATATTTCCTGACAGGCGGTTTTTTCAAATGCCTTGGCCATGTTCATAATGCCACTTTTCATGGCGTTGTTTTGCTGCACCTTAACGCCGGTCTCGAAGGCTGTCTGTTCGCGGGCAGTCCCGTTGTCAACGCTCTGCGTGTATGCCGTGGACGCTTCCGCTTGAAGCTGTTTGGTCTGCGCCATTACGCTCTCAATGAGATTGGCGTCAACCTGATGGCGCTCTGCTGCGGGCACGATGTTGATTCCCGGCTTGAGGATTGATAGGTTTTGGAATGTCTGCACCGTTGCTTTTGCCCGGTCAACCGGGTCGGAGATTCGGAGCAGGATATTGAATTGGTCAAGCGTGTGTTGCAATAACCGGCAGCGAGTAAAGTCTGTCCAATAACACGGTTCGAAAAGGGCAAAACCAAGCGAGCGGACGGAATGATAAAGCAGCGGGGCTTTATTGTTCAGGTCGGCAAACTGGACGTGCAAGATTTCCCGCCAGCTATCAGCCACCGGCCCCTCGCTTTTGCAGATGAACTTTTCACTGGTTTCCGCCGTCACTCCTGACGTGGTGTTTTCCGGCACCACCTTAAGAAACCATTTTCCCTTGTCGTCTTTGTGGTAGAAATGCCAGAGATTGATGGTGGGCATGGCATCGCCCGACCAGTAACCGGAATTTTGTTTTCGCAATTCCTCGAACTTTTCCGGCACGGTTTCAAAATCATAATTATTTTCCGCCATCGTCGCCTTGCACTGGTCAACATTTTTGAGGATGTCGGCGACGGATTTTTTATCCCAAATGAACTTGCTGCGTGTTTTGGAAAATGCCTTTTGTGACAGTTCTCCGGGCGAATAGGGGATTCGGGCGGCAAACCAAGTCAGATTGCGAAAGCTGATTTCCGTGTCCGTGGCAATCCTCAAATCCTCAATGGCAAGATAGCGCGGAAGCCATGAGTATTTATCTTCCCACAGCATAGGCCCGATGCCATGCGCGGCAACCGCCTTCCATTTGGATAAATGCAACATGAAATAATCCATCTGGCGCGGCCCCTCTTTCATGCAATTATTGATGAACTCAGTGATGAAGCCGCCCCAGTCAGCGCGCGATTCTTCCGGGGCTTTTGGAATGGCGATGGTGCAATAGGTGTCTTGGGATGTAAAATTGGTCAGGAATTGGCGCGATGCGCTGGCCAGCGCAATCATAAATTCCCCCCACCGATTGAAAATCTTCATGCCAATTTTCTTGGCTTCTTCGTCAGATACAAGCGGTTCGTTGTTCGCGGCCCGATTTATTAACACCCGGTTTCTGCCGCGCTCGGTTTCAACATCATCGCCAGCTTGTATTGTTTCCAAAACTGTTTTCGGGTCATTCCAGTCGTCGTTCATAAAATCAAGTGGTTGCTACCGGAGTGCCGCAGGTCGGGCAATCCTCTTGGAAGAAAACATGGGTTGAACGTGCGGCTTCAAATGTTGAATCGGTTTCGCGGCAGAATTGGGGATTGTTATTAAGCTGGCGGCAGAGGAAGGTGTCAACGTCCTCAAGGGATTCACCAAGACTGGCACGTCGAAGGTTGTTTCCAATGCGAAAATCACTGACAGATTTTGCGACATCCTCGATTGACGGACGCTGTTTGAAGGAATGACGGATTTCATCAGTCTGCTCATAACGATAGCTTCCCGGCGGCGCGACATTGTAAGATTTCAGTATCCACATGGTTAATGTTTTAATAGGCCCGCATTGATTGCAGCATCCCACTCTCTGACCTCGTTGTCAAAATAATCCTCGTCAGGTTTGCTGGATTGAACCTCGCGCCCGATTCGCTCAATCCTGAAACCGAGTCGGCGAGCGCCCTCAAGGGCGATTGCAAAATAATCGTAAAGGTCGGGACTTTTCTTTACCCGCTCCTTCATGTCGTCCTTAGATTCGACCTCGACCTTATTTCCGGCCACGATTCTGAAAAGCCGCAACTGGCCCTCTTGTGCAACTGGCATGGAAAGATTTCTGACCTGATTAGATTCAATGGCCTCGCGTGTGGAAAACCACATCTCTGTAACAAATTTCGAGTAATGTTCCTTGCATGTTTTTAGGCGTCTCTCGCCATTTTTTTCATCAATGAACAAATCAAATCTGACGGGCCTCTCGGTGGTCGGCGCGCCGGAATCAACTGGTATTGGGCAGGTGCTTCCAAACTTCTTGGCGAATGAATTGCCAAGCGTTCCCCGGCCAAATGAATCGTAAAAGAAATTCTCAGGCGGGATGTTGAGTCGTTTGTGTTGGTTAAAAATAAACTCAGCAATCTGATCTTCTGGCTCAATGCCGCAATTTAGTCGGATAGGAATTATTTCAGGAGTTCCAACGGCAAAGATGATATTGCCGTCCTTGTCCTCTCCAAATTCGCACTCACCGCCAACGCAGCGGTCGCCTCCACCAAATGCTGGATCACAGGAGAAAAGTTTCGTCCGAGCCGTCCCTTTCCAAGCGGCGGATTCAAATGCGTGATGCTTCTCACACAGGCCAATGGTGATGACTCGGTTTGAAACCATGCCGCGAGACGGCTTCCCAATGGCTTGCTGGAAATACTGCCACGAATCAAGCCCATGAGTTGAAGCCATCAAGTCAATGAACTTTTGGGTTATGAGATAGGGGTAACGATTCTTCGGCTCATCGTTGTTTGGCGTATCGCGCCCGTCAAACGCAACGACATGGGCATCATACCAGCGCGAAGTCCATTCCTGAGTCTTGCCGGTGTCAATGAACGAGTCCCAACCGCCCCTTGGTTCGGCAGCGGTGCAAAGCGGGTCTGAAATATCGGTCGGATTTCCGCCCATGACTCCCTTGAAACCATCGTTCACCATCCAATTTGCGTAGGCATCAAGAAACGAAGTCTCCATGACGGCGCAGTTATGGACTAAAAATCCATTTACGGAGTAGCTTGGATGTCCGGCAATCTCAAGATTATAGACCTCAATTCCTCTGTCACAATCTGAGGCGTTTGTAAAACTCGACGGTTTGGATACCTCAACACTGTCCACCCAAGACGAATGAGAAAGTTCGCTTTCTTCACATCCTGTTCCTGCCGGGCAATCGCATTGTGTGAGGCTCCGTCCAATTCCACAGCTAGTTTTTTGTTCGGAAAAGCAACATCTACTTTGTAATGGGTTGGGTATCCGCTTCCAGCCCTCATTTTGGTTTTCACAGGAAAATTGTTTTCCGAATCGGGAAAAAATTCCAGCAAAACTAACTCCGCTTTTGTTGGGCCGGTTCCATTCCCACCACGAATTGGGGGTTTGTGTCCGGCCAGCTTCAACCTTATGCTGATAGCTGTATTGCGTTTCTTTTTTTGCTCCGCTGTTAGAGAATCGCAAAAGCTCTGGTAGCCTGCTTCCATTTTTGACCGCATTGCTTCGTAACGCTCTGGGTGATTCTTGAATAACAGACTCCGCGATTTCTGAATTTTTGCAGAGCGTTCTGGCGTATAAAGGTTCTTTCGATATTCCGGCTGTGCTGACCACCACTTCGCTCTGCAAGACCGACTGCAAAAAATCTTGTTTAATTTGGGGTTGGGATTTCCACAAAGTTTGCACTTTGTTTCCGGCGATGATTTGATTCGCTTCATGTTGTGTTATCATAACACAACTCTGGTTAAGGTCAATAGCCCTTTTCCAGCCGAATTGAGTTAAAAACGGATGTTTTTCGGTGCATAAAATTATTCGTCCATCTTTGGTTTTTATTCTGCAAAGACGCCTTGCCGTCCGTCTCATCGTGGAGACAACAGTAGAAATTCCGATTGCTGAACAAACCGCGTCTCCCGCACTAATTGATTCAATCGGGATTTTCCCGTTAGGAGTATCAACCAAAGTTCCGGCGGGAAAACATTCATCTCCATAATGCACCATTATTCCATCCATTTTTCCGGGAGTGTTCGGGGGTTTCGATCCTTGAAACTTTCCCATCCCGACAAATCTGCCATTGGACACACAGGCAACCGTTCCGATTCCGTGGTCAAGGGTGCGGGCGACTTCATTTTCGTCGTCAATGTCGTCCGGGGTGATTTGCCGTTTTGAGTCCAGCACGAATCCATCCAGCCAAGGATACCTTTCACGACCACGATTGAACATTTTTTTCAATCGTCCCCATACTTTTCGTTCCAAAGAAATAATGTCCGTCGTGGAAAGGATGGCCAGAGAAGTATGGGGAAATGCCCAGAAGTTAATCAGTGCGTGAACGGTGAAAATATACGTTTTGTTACTAGAGGCCGCCCCAAGGAAACAAATTACCTTGTTCTCGCATATTCTGGTCATGCCAAGAACAAACCACCGATGTTGGTCGTCCTCTGGCCAAATCAATTTGTGTGCGGCAAGATAATGTTTAACCACTCCCGGCTTTCCATACCCTCGCCGGATGGCGTCAAATTCTCTCGCCAGCGCGAATTCTTCCGCCGAGTATTGGTCTGACACGATGAAAATTTACCGTTGCAAAAATGGATGTCAAGTGGTATAGCAGATTGCATGAGCGCAATTTCACTTGTTCCGGTATCGGAATTCAGTATTGGAAATCTGCCGGTCGCCGCCAATCCGCCCATGTCTTATGACGTGACTCTGGGAACGCCAACCGCCCAAGGTATTGTGCCGCCGTTCACGAATCTCGCGGCGTCCATCTATGAAATTAACGGGGTCGGGCCGGCCTACGGGTGGAACGCCGCATTGGGAGCGTGGAAACAAATATGAAAAGACTTTTCTGCCTTCTTTTTTTCCTGTCACCGTTCGCCGCCAAAGCGGATTGGTATGCGTCTCAATCGTGGGTCAAAAACTACGTTGCGACAAACTCATCCGCCGCGACCCCTTTGACCACCAACCAGCTTAACATCATTAACGCCGCAGTTACCAACCCAGCCGGTGGGAACCTTTCGTTTCAAAGCGGAAGTTACCAGCCGGTTTCTAACAATTTCACCTCCTACGGTTATCAAACCATCTTGAACAACAACATGAAGTTGGGAGCGGATGCGTTTGGAACCCTGACGATAAACAGCCTAAAGTCGTTCACCTTTACGGGATTCCCATACAACAATCAGGACTATCTCTACGGTTTGAATTGGCTGGCGTATTCGGCTCCGGCCACAAATGTTTTCACTGTCATAGTGGGTGGTGGCGTTTCAGAGATTGATTTCTCAACAACTCCAACCGTTACTCCGAGGACAACGATCAACTGGATGATTGACGGGTATGGAAACCTTCAACCCAAATCCGCGAGTTCTGCCATTACACTTGGCTCTGCTACCAACCGAGTGTCAGCCGGATATTTTTCAAACTTGGACGCCGCCGTATCCATCAAGACGGCGGTTATCACGAACGGCAACATGATTCTTTGGAGCAGCACAAACTCTCCCCCACCAAACGGCAACCCGAATTATATCTGGTTGGCGACCTCGACCAACGCGCCGGGATTTTTCTTCGTCAGCAGCAACGGAGTGTGGACGAAGCATTAAAATGATATGGCTGGCGAAAAGCGCATTTACGGCTCCCTCCGGTCTTTCCCAAAAGGTCAGAATTCTGATATAGACCCGCTGTTGCTTCCACCAGACCAACTTTCCTTCGCCACCAATGCCACGGTGCGCGGAGATTTTGTAACCCAACGCCCGCCATTCAAAAATCTTCCTCTTAATTTTGCCGACTCTCAAACTCAAACAGATTTTCAGACCGGACTTTTTCAAGGAGCGTGTTACTACCGGAACGGGGCGAATGGTTTCATCATGGCGGCTGTCGGAGGAAACCTTTTCCAAATCATTTTTGATTCCAGCGGGATGCCCACCGTTTACGAAATACCACTTGGTGCATCGCCAGTTCCATTACAAGTTCCGTCAGTTCCGACCGGATTGGTCGCAACAGCCGGAAACGCTGAGGTCGGCTTGGCTTGGTTCGCAGCCAATAACGCGACAACTTACACCGTTCTTCGGTCAACCGTATCTGGCTCCGAGACTTCTCTGGCCACGCTGGTTTCTGGAACGTCATACACCGATACAACGGCAGTCAATGGAACGACGTATTTTTACACCGTCATATCCGTCAATGCCGTTGGAACGAGTGCGGCATCAAATGAGGCAAGCGCATCCCCGTTCGTTCCCGCAACCGCGCCATCTGCGCCAACAAACCTTGTAGCAGCGGCAGGAAACGCACAAGTCGGATTGACGTGGAACGCATCGGCAACTGCGGTCAGTTATGCCGTGTTGCGTTCGGTGACAAGTGGAAGTGGATATGTTGTGCTTGCCGGTGCAACTGCACTCACTGTCACAAATTGGACTGATTCCACGGCTGTCAATGGAACGGCCTATTATTATGTTGTGACGGCCACAAATGCAGTTGGAACAAGTGGAAACTCGAATCAGGCGAGTGCCACGCCCGCCGTACCTGTTAATAATCTTATACCAGTCAACGCGGTATTTTCCAATTACGGTCAAGGCATTTCTTATTATGGTCTTGTAATAAGTCAAAACACACTCTACACAGTAACCTTTTCTGGGCAAGGCGAGGGGTTTCTGTTTGGAGCAACGGGGATTTATATATCAAATGGCCAATATAATTCTGGTTCTAATACCATAATATCTTTCTTTTGCATCATTCCGTCGGTTGGATCACTTGTTAGACAATGCACAACTGTAACCACTCCTTGACATGCCCACCAACTCACCATCCGTTCCGAAAAACTGGCTTCGTCAGGCCGAACAGTTTTTGATTTGGAATGACGGCATAAATCTGCCAGTGATATGGGATGGCAATTCGGCGCGGCGTTCGCTAGGGCCGTCAACTTCCGGCGCGGGACTGACTTCGCTGGCAACCATAGCCGCCAGCGATTCAAATGGGGATGGGTGGAATCCGCCCCCGATAAACCAATACATTTCGCTGTTGCTCAATGCGCCATACACCGGCCCAATTGGGATTCCAGTTTTAATAAACACCGCGACCTACTATCTGCAAAGCGCGTCCACGCTTTCAGGAGCATCGGGCTTGAACTATTTAGTATTTGGTCTTGTTTCCGGTTCAGGCTCAGATTCAATTCCAGTCGGAAGCAAATTTTCTCTCAATAACAAAATCTGCGGTGCGATTTTGTCTGCGGTGGATGGGAGTGGAAACTCCATTTCTAATTGGCCCGCAATCCCCAGTTCGACCCCTCCCGCAACTTTGACCTGTATTGTGGGCGGGCAACTGACAGAATTTGCAGTCTCTTTTGGATTTGACTTCAGAGATTATTCAACCGGGAAAACTCACGCGCATGGGATTGTAGATACGGTAGCTTTTAATTCCACAACAAGTCAGACAACCGTTACTTGGCGGAATCCACTTTCTTCTTCTGACCAATCAGCCACGTCCACAGTTAATAGTATCTATTACGGAGGCACAACTTGGTTTGTAGTTTCATGGAATCTTACAAATTTTCCTTCGATTGCCTCAACGGTTATTCTGAATTATGTCACTTTAACATTAACCCAATCCTTTCGGGGCAATGTTGGCGACACGCTTCAAATCGGGACTGCGCTGATGACGGTTACGGCAATAAACGGCGCACAAGTCACTTGTCAGATGCAGACCAACGGCCAGCAGGCCATACCGTTCATCGCCTCAGCCTCCACCGTTCCGACAACCGCCCTGCTTTTAATGGACAACACGGCCAGCGGCAGCCTGACTACTGTGGCGACTTATCCGGCAACCGGCCCGAACGGGGCGCAAACGGACACAACGGTAACTGGACTGGCGGGCGGAGCCTATTGTCAACCCGGCAGTGTCGTTCCGGCGGCGGGCATGGTGGTTCAGGTCACAAATCCGACCACGAATGTAACAGACACTTTGTTCATCACCAGTTCAAGTGGGGCGGCTCCCGGCCAAACATCTTATTTCGTCCTGTTGAAAAATCTGAATGACACAAGCAGTAACACGGCGGGTACGGCCTATTCAATCGCGGCAGGAACCCCCATCTACTCGCTTCCCGAACTCCCGGTCGGAAATGTTTTAGTTTATGGCATGGGACGGATTTGGATGGCGCTGCCAGACGGACAGCATTTCATCGGTGGCGACATTGTTGGCGCAGCTTCCGGCAGCAACTCACCGCCGACCAACTACAACTTCGCAGATGCAATTCTCAAAATCAGCCAGAACTTTATGCTGGCGGGCGGGACTACATTTTCCATTCCTGGTTCTGGGGAAACAATTTGCGCGATGGCATTTGTGCAGCAGCTTAACGTCGCGCTTGGACAGGGGCCGCTGATGGTGTTCACCGATGACACGGTGTTTTCCTGTCAGGCTCCGACCGATGCAACAACTTGGTCGAACCTCACCAGCCCGATTTTGACCGAGGCGTTGCTTGGGTCGGGCGGAATATCAGACGACGATGTTTCTCCCTGCAATGCGGATTTGATTTTCCGAACTTCCGATGGCGGGATTCAGTCCCTTCAAATGGCAACGCTCGCCTTTGTGCAGTGGGGGAACACTCCAATCAGCAAGGAAGTTTCTCGCAGCATCCAAAACGACGACCCCACACTACTGCCATTCAGCAAGAGCATCATTTTCAACAATCGCCGACTGACAACCTGCCAGTTCCAACAGGCGGCGCGCGGAGTCTATGGCCCGGCGATGGTGTCGCTTAATTTCGACCCTAACAGTTCACTTTCAGGGAAAGCTCCTTCAGTTTGGGAATCGGAATGGAACGGGTTGAACGTGCTGGAATTCATCGTGGGGAGATTCAACGGCTCGATTCGGTGTTACGCGCTCTGTTTGTCCGCCGACTTGTCGCAGATTGAACTTCACCAAATCCAACTCGACGATGACGGTTATCTCGACGACGGAGTGACGCCGATTACGATGACCGCCGAAAGCCCGATGCTGTTTCCTGAAAAACCGAATGCGGCGCGGGAATACAAGCGGCTGGCGAATGGCGAATTTTCGGTGAAGAACATCGTCGCTGACGTGGACTACTCATGGTGGTATCGTTCCGACCAAAATCCGAACTGGACGCTTTGGTATTCTTCGACTATCAAATATCAGGGAGTAAGCGACCCCGGCTATCGCCGCAGAATCTCGATTGGGATGCCCGACCCGAAAAAGTTTGATGCGACCAACAACCAGCCCTTGCGCGAGGGTTACAATTTTCAGGTAAAACTTTCTTTCACCGGACAGGCGACCTTGACCAATGCAAGATTTGCCGCCGACATAATTCCAGAACCCGATTTCGGAACGCCAAAATGAGAAATTCAATCATCATGCCGGTCGGAACCATTGTTGGTTCGGTGACATCAACGCTTCCGGTTCAGACATTCACTGACTCGATCTCCGACCTTTTCATTTCAGGAACCGTTACGGTGAATGTCATCCGGGCGAGCGCGAACACCCTAAAATATGACGCGCTGGACGTTGGCTCGGCGCAGAGAATCATCCAGCAAATTAACAAGGCGATGAGTGGCGGCGGCGGGTTGATTGCTATTGTGGATACTCCATCTCCGGCCATTCCTTCAGGACTGGCGGCAACAGCGAAAACTTTGGAGATAGACTTGGGCTGGACTTATGCGGTTCCGGCAGCAAGCCAATATAACGTCTATCGCTCGACAACTTCTGGCGGGCCATACGCCCTGATAGGCTCGTCAACCACGAACTTTTACAACGATGTCGGCCTGACGGTGGTGCAGGAGTATTTCTACGTCATTACCAGCGTGTTGAACGGATTAGAGAGTGCATATTCAGCAGAGGTTGGGACAACGCCAAGCGCCCCGCCGACACCAACATTTGCCAGCGTAACTCCCGACACAATGGCGTCAAGTTCTACAACCCCATTTGCACTTGCTGGCACTGGGCTGTCTTTCATTAACCAAATCAAGTTGGACAACAGCCTTGGAAATCCGCCTTATATTGTTCCTCCCTTTACCGTGGTTCCGTCTTCGGTTAGCTCAACTGAAATTGATTTTACGGTTCCAAGCGGAGCATTGTTTCCAAGTTACTTCACCGTTTATTATTCAATAGATAATGGAACGACGTGGACAACCACAGGATTGACAATCCATACAACATAATGGAATGTGACTTATGCTAACGCTCGGACAGATTAAAAGCGGGCCATGCGGGAACATTGCCAGCGTGAACGTGCAAGACCCGCAGTTCACCGCCTATGTCAACGAGGCTGTCCAGATTTTGATGGATTTGGGAAGCTGGTGGGCGACGGTGGTTTCGATGCGGGGAATTGTCATGGGCGGTTGCATGACGTGGCCTCACAAGATTGAAGCAGTGCTCGCCATGAACCTGAATCATCGGGCGGAAAAGCTGGCGAACCTCTGGTATTCGTATATCCCGGTCAATGACAACTTCGCCGGAATGATTGCAAATCCAGGCTTCTACCGCAGTTGGGGGCCGGGGGGTTGCCATCACAACGCCGTTGAGTTTTCCGGTACACAGCCGATGTTCGCCGGGCCGACGCCAAGCAACCCGTTTCAAATTCAAGTCACCGCCGACAACCCCGCTGATTATGGAAAGCACGTCACAATTTATGGACTGGACACAAACGGGCATGAAGTTTTCTCCAACCAATTTGACGGCACTCAAAACGCCATCATCCCGCAACGGGGCGTTCAACTGACTTTGGCCGCTGCTTCAACATTCACGACACAGGTATTTGCCGTTGTGACTGCCGTTACAAAAGACATCACGGCGGGCGATGTTCGGGCATGGAAATATAGTCCCACCGGAATCATGGGAAACCTGACGGCGGCATGGCGCGGGTCGCAGACCTCGCCGGAATTCCTTTTCAGCCGAATTGCCGGGGCGGAACATCACCGCATTTATTTCATGGATGCGCTGGTCAAGTTGGCCTTCGAGCCAGTGACTCAGGATTCGGACATTCTTACTTTGGGAAACGAGGCGGCGATCAAAATGATGATTCAGTCTATCCGCGCAAGGGAAGCGGGAGATGATGACGCTGGCGACAAGAAAGAATCGCTCGCCATCCGGCGGCTCAACATGGAGATGAGCAGCCGATTTCCTGATGAACAATTTGTAGTCGAAAACGAAACTTTTTCCGGGGTGAACATGAGCCGGAGAACCAGAATCTTTTAATCTATGACAAATTACAATATCGCCCCTACGCCAACGGCGGGGAATGGAGCCTTCGGTTTAGTTCCAGGAGCCACCCAAACCCCACCGTCTCTCTGGGAGCAACTCAACCAGAACGTGCCCAACTACGGCGCGATGACAACCAGCGCGACCGGCGACATTTCAGGCATGTTGAATGGCCAGTTATCGTCGTCCACGATGAACAACATCGGGAATTATGCGGCTTCACGCGGCGTTGCGCTTGGCCAGCCAAACAGTCCAATGTCCAATGAGATTGGCATGGGATTGACCGGAACGACCACCGAAGGATTGCAGCAACAGGGATTGACTGATTACAACACGCTCACCGGCACGGCGGGAGGATTACAGCAAAACCCCGCGCTGATGAGTGAGATTTCTCAGTCCAACGCGGTTCTCGGCTCGGCCCCAAGTCCATCGGATGCGGCGTCCTACGCGCAAAGTTTGTATGACCAATATCTGAAAAATGCGAATCCGAGTTCATGGAGTCTCAATCCGGCAGGGGGCACGGGCATGATGTTCGGCGGCGGAACGGCATCATTGTCCAATCCATCTCAAGTTCAAAGCAGTTACCAAGGCATTCCCGGTCAGGCGGGTTCAAACCCGTATCAGGCCTATTCAACTGGCGGTTACGGGAATGATAATGTTGATATGTCGGGATTCTATTAAAATTTATGCAACTTCCGCCGTGGCTCAACCTGAATCCGATGGATTACCTGCAAGCGGCAGAGGCGGGCACTCGCGCCGGGGTGTCGCTGCGCCAAACCGCCGACAGCGAGAGAGAACGGCAGGCACGACAAGATTTGGACGAGGAAAAATTTGCGGCACAGGAAAAAGACCACCAAGAGGCTGTTCGGCGCCAAGCTCAGGCATTCTCGGCGGGACAGGGATTGCAGCGCGACAAGTTGATGGCCGATGTTTTGCAGGCAAGACAGAGGCGCGGCGAGGCCATAGCCTTGAATCAGGCCAAGATGGAGCAAGCCGCCACGCTCGCCGCCAACAGGAACGATTTAACGGAGCAACGCAACACCGACTTGGCAGCATTCCAAAGGGGGCAACTTGACAGCAAGAGCGACCTTCTGGACTTGAAACAGAAAATTGCCGAACTGAACGCATCCGGCAAAACGCCATTTCCTGAACAGGAAAAGTTGAAATACCTTTACACCCAACTTCTTGCCGCGAACACGGCGTTGCCAGTGGAAAAAGACCTCGACAAAAAAGGTGCGCTGGTCGGCACCATCAACGCCCTGAAAAGGCAGATTGCAGCACTCGCCCCGCCCGCTCCCGCCGCAACCAGCTTGCAGCAGACCGGAGCACCTGCATTGCCGGATGTTCCCGCCGCCATGCCGTCGCCTAATTTCCCGTCGAATCCTTTGGCCGATTCCAGATCGCCACAGGGCAATTATTCATCTCCAGAGTTTCAATCTTCGGCGGGTTCGTCGCTGACTTCCTCGACCGGAACCGGACAGCCAATGCAGCTTCCAGAATCAAAGGATGAACTTGAAGTCGGACAACTTTATCAAACGGCTCGCGGGCTGGCGGTGTGGGATGGAAGAAAATTCACCACACAATGAGCCATGAGTTCTTTCACCTTTGAAGAAGCCACTCAACCGCCTCCGACTGGGAATGGCGATGCTAAGGCGTTTTCATTTGAGGAAGCGCAACAGCCAATTGCCGCGCCTGCAACGCCTGCATCACAATCATTAGACAGTCGGCCAAAGTTGAGCCAGTGGAATCCGACTATTGGAGAACGCCTCAAAATGGGGTTGAGCGAGTTGGAGCAAAAACAACCCCTCAAATCTGTCGAACAGATTCCCGGCATTACCAGAAGTTTGGGTCATAGTGTAGTCGAATTTGCGAAAGCTTCGTTTGGTAAAAATCCAGAACATCCGTTGCCGCCTTCGCCACTATCGTTAATCGAAGTTCCATCAGGGGCGGATTTGACTAGGGACACCGGATTACCATCAACCATCACGGAAACTGCCAGCGCGATTGATAAGACAGTTATGGGGCTGGCTTCATTTGTCACGTCACCGCAAGGAGCGGAACAAATGGCGACTTACGGCGTCCCCGTGCTGAAACTTCCGATGGCGGCAAAGTGGATTTCTGACATGGTGAAGGGTGGCTATTTGAACGTCAAAGACGCCGTGGACGCATTCAAGAAAGGCGACACCCAAAGGCTGCGAGACGACATCATCGGAGCAACGGCGAATTTCTTGGGCGCGATTGGTGTTGCTGGTGGAGAACACGCCAGAATCAAAGACTATTTCAACAAGCTCGACAAACCGGAAGCGGTTGCTCCTCCTGCATCACGAGAGGCACCAGCCCCGATGAATGAGCGGGATGCTGTTTCAAACATTCCAGCAGCCGCGCCTGTTTTGACCGGAGCGAGTCTGTATCCGCTGCCGAAAGGCGCACAGCCTCCAAAAGAAACGCCACCAGCGAAGCCACAGGAAGCGCAGCACCCCAAATCTACTGAGGACGCATATCGGATTGGATTGGCCATCAAGACGCCCGAAGAACTGGCCAACTTGAAGGCGCAACAAGAGTCTTTTGGCGCGGCTGGCCGAAAAGCAATGGCTGAAAAGAGAATCAACGATGCGTCTGGACTGATTACAACGGCGGGATTTTACCGTGAGGCTTACGAGGCCGCAACGGGAACAGGAAGCGCGGCATATCACTTTCGAGACGACCCAAATTACAAACCCCCATTTCCTCAACCCGAAGTTGAGTCCAAAAACGCTTCGGTGGTAGCACCGCAAGAAGCCAGCGGGGTGGCACCCGCAGCAGCGACACCACCGGAGCAATCTTTCAAACGACCATCTCCGCCACAGGTGGCGCAACCTTTAGCCTTGGGCGGTTCATCGAAACTGCCAAATGGCAAGATGGCTAAGAATTATGCTATTCCAGGATTTGAAGAATACCGCACAGCATTGCTTCCGCCCGAAGGAAACAAAGCCAAGGGAACAAAGGCTGGATGGCGCGTCGTCGAGGCTACTACCGGACTTGAGATTTCTCATCCGTATCTAAATCGGCTTGAGGACACCCCGCAAAGCGCGTTGGAGCAAGCCAGAAAGAAAATGCAGCAAGCTGGAAAAGAGAAGTTGGACGCCGCGATTCAAAAAAGCCTGAATCCTCCTGAACCAAATGCCGCAGGATGGGACAAGCCCGTTCAGGACATGACCACGGAAGAATTTAAGCAGCATCAGGCAGACTGGAAAGAAGCGCGAATCAGAAATCCAATGGCAAGCCAAGAGCAGCTTGCAAAATACGTTGCTGAAAAAAGAGCAAAGCAGCCCCCGACCCCGTCAGCCAAACCGCCAGCGCCGGAGCAATCTTTGGCTGCTGCTCCGGCGCAGGAGGGGGTGAAGGAGCCGTGGGAATACACCAAATCGGAATGGTCGAAATTGATTAAATCTGAATATGGGATGCAGGGTTTTCCAGACCTTGCTGCAAAACAGGCCACAGATGCAACGCACGCAAAGGAGGTTGCTGATGCGGTCAAGGCTGGCAAGCCAGTCCCAGTTCATGTTCTTTTGGATTATCCGAATCTGATTCCAAAACCGAAACTGAAATCAAGCGCGGAATCTTTGCGGTCAGCATCTTCCCCCTCGCCATCCGTGGTGAAGCCGGAATTGCCAAAACTATCGTGGGGAACAACCATTCCGCATGATGGAACTGGAAGATATTCAGACTTGCGTGGAAAGGTTTCAGTAGGCGATTACGTTGTGGGTATGCGTTATGTCCCAGAAGGACAATACAACCAGCAGGAATTTGGAAGGGTTGTAAAGGTCTTGAAAGGAGCGTTAGAAATTGAACGCCCAGATGGAACAAAAACGAGAATCTCATCTCAACTTTCTCGCTATGAAAGACCTCAAGAATTGTCTGACGCAAAACAGGTATTTGAAGCAAACAAAGAATCGCCCCCGACCCCGAAGTCCGAGACGCCAGCGATTGAGCCGGTTGCTGCAAAACCTGCCGACCTATCCGGCCCCGGAAGCCCGTCAGTTAGGCAAGGGCCGGATACTGGCGGTGGTTGGGCGGAAGGCGATGGCGGTGACGTTTACGGCATCGCGCAGCGCGTTCGTGAGGCTCGCGCAAAGGCTGGACAGGTTGCTCCCGTGGCATCCGGTCAGGGCGTCAGCGCGGAAGCTGCCGTTGACTGGGGACGTGAGATTTTGAAAAACGGTGGCGATGCTGAAAAGGCATTGCGCCAGTTTGAGTCTGACAAGAAAACTTCATTCGACCTGATTGCCGTTGCCCGCGCCAAAGGTGAAGAACTGGCCAAAGCCGCCCGGAACATCGAGGAAAAGTTTGGGACGGATTCAAAGGAATTCCGAATGGCTCAAAAAGCCCTGTCCGATTGGGACACGCGCACAAAGTCCATCCAAACGGAATGGCACAAGCAGGGCATGGCGCAACAGGGCGAGACGGACATTGACACTGGCTCATTCACCGGCATTGCCCGCGCCGTGCGCGAAGTCACTGGCGAAGATTTGAACTCGGCACAGGCCAAGACAGCCAAACAGATTGCCAAAGGCGTTGCCGATGCCGATAAAGCCGTTGAGCCGGCCAAGGTCAATCTGCAAACCGCCATTGACAACCTGACTGAAACTGGCGCACCGCGTTATAGCGACACCATCATCAAGATTGCTGAAAAGATTGTTTCCAGCCTCGACAAGCGAGCAGATGCCGCCCGCGCCAGAATCCGCGCAAGGGCTTTCACATTCTCAGCCAACATTGACCCGACCGTGTTGCGTGACGTGGCCGAAATTGGGGCGTCACATATCGCGCATTGGGGACTCGACTTCGCTAAGTGGTCAAAGGTGATGGTGGACGAGTTTGGGGACAAGATTAACCCGCACCTGAAAACCATATTCGATGCGTCTCAAAAGCTGGTGGACGCCGAGGGTGACAAGCATGGGCCAAACGCTGAAACGGTCAAGAAAGCCGTCAAGAAAACTGGCGGCACAAAAGCCCCGACCGATTTGGCCGAACAGCAGAAGGTTTTCCAAGATTATCAGTCCGGCAAACCGATGACGCCGATTCAGGTCAAGACGCTCTGGCAACGTGCCAAGGACGAATACATTAACGGGGGCGATACCAACATGGGCGACACGGTTCACAAACTCGCCGATGATTTGGGAATCCCCGCCAAGGACGTTCTAAGCGGATTATCCCAGACCAAACAGGTCAAGCGGATTGCCGATGACGTGTGGCAGAAGCAGCGTCAGGCGCGATTGCTCAAACAGTCTGCAAAACGATGGGTTGAACACTCACAGGAAACTTGGCTGCAAAAGGTTTTGCCCGCGACGGCCAAGACGTTATTCACATTGAAGGTGAATATGCACGGCACGGTTGCAATGGGGACTCACGCGCCGCTGGTCGTCGCCACTCATCCAATCGTGTTTGCCAACAATTTTGGAAAGATGTATAAACTCGTGGCCAGCCCGGAGTATTTCGAGATGCAGAAATCCGCGCTTGCCCGCCGACCGAATTACAATATTGCACAGCGCAATGGACTGGTGAATGACATGAACAAGATGGAGGATTTCAACGACCCCCAACTTGCTCAAGGTTTCCCCAAAATGGCCGCATGGTTTAAGGCTCAACTCGACCGGGTTCATCTTGGCCGGTTTCAGGGCATGGGAACACGCGGTTATTCCGTCCTGAAAATCCTTCGCCAAGACCTTTTCGATCACGAATGGGACAAACTCTCTGAATCTCAGAAGTCCGACAGCATGGCAAAAGCGATTTCCGATTCAGTGAACCACATTACAGGCGTCACAAAGGCTGGTGCTGGACAGCTTGGAAAAGCCGCCAGTTACGCATTGTTCGCGCCGAAGTTGGAAGCGTCCCGCGTGGCCGTGATGGTTGCCGACCCGCTCAAGGCGGCAAACAGCCTGATTAAAATGGGCAACATGACGGAAGCTGAGAAGTGGTTTGTTAAAAACCAGTTCAAAGAAAAGGCCAAAGTCGCCGCCGTTGGATTTGGCCTGTTGTTGGCCAATCAGCAGTTGAACAATCTGTTCGGGGACAAAAAGAAGCTCAATGGCGTTCCCGCTTCGCTTGGTGGCGGCGGGTGGAATCCGATGGCGTCCGACTTTATGAAATTCCGCGTTGCCGGGATGAACTTCGCCTGGGGAAGTCCGTTCCTGACAATGGCACGTTTGCCGTTGAGACTCTACCAAATCGGCGCGGGCAGTGGAGGTAAAACCAAGTATCTGATTTACCCGGATGAATCCATGTATAAGACGGCTGGTTCGTATCTGAGAACACAGGCAAGCCCGTTTTTAAGCCCGATTATTTCCGTCATCACCAAGGGCGATTATGCCGATAGGCCGCTGCCTCAAATCCCCGGCTACGGTGAACCACCGCCAGTTCCAAAGCGTCTCGCCGCACAGGGCGTAAAACCCTACACATGGCCGGAGTTTCTGTCTGACATCGTTTTGCCAATTCCCGTTGAACAGGCGATGAATGACATCTGGCACAGCCATGAACTTTCAAATACAGAGCAACAAGACCACGCTTTGACCAAGGCGTTTGTCACTGGAATCATCATGGCCGGAACAGGCGGCAGAGTGTCCGATGACTGGAACAAAGGCGAAACAGCCGCTCCGACAACTCGCCCGGCCGCCAACCCCTTCAAAATTCAAAAGCCCCGGTTGTAAGCCGGGGCCGTGAAATGATTTGGTGAGATTATTCCGACTGGACAGCCTTTGTCAATCCTGTTCCCCAATCTTCTTCCGTGCCCGCGCCTTCCGCCCCGCCCGGTCGCTGGACTTTTCCGGGAGCCGCTCCCTTCAACTCATCAACTTGAGCCTGTAACGCCGCGATTTTCTCATTGGCGCGGGTCAACTGCATTTTAATCACCGGGAACGCCCCGACACGCTGCCGGACATGGGCATCGCGGAGAATCTTCTTCTTGATAAATTCGGCGCGATCTTTCGCCTGAATCTGCGAGTCGAATATGGACAGGGCGTGTTTTCGGGCGTCGTTCAACTCGGTATCTTCCGGGTCGTTCTTGTAATCATCAACGGATTCGGAAAGGCGGGCGTTGGTTTCCTGCCATGTCTTGCCAACCGTTTCCCGTTCGGTGGCTTGAGTGGCGATTTCAGTGTCGGTCTTTTCCTTCCACTTCGCCCGTTCCTCTGCCAGCGCAGATTTGCGTTTGTCGTCAAGGTTGTTCAGTTCGTTGAAATAGCGCAGAGCAAGACCGGCCCCGGCTTCACCGAACAATTCTTTTGCCGCCGTCTGGGCACTCGCTTCGTCCATTGCATACAGCTTTTGAAAGTCGCTCCACGCCCCCTTGCGGGTCGTTCCGTCCTCGTTGGTGATTACAATGTTTGGAATGACGGTTTGAGCCTTTTCTGCCATGCGATTGAATGGCTCGTCGTAATTCTTTTTGTATTCCGGGCTTTCCTGAAAGTTTGCCGCCCGGAGTTTCCCGGCCAATTCATCTTTCTCTTTTTCAAGAGCGGTCAGGCGGGCAGTCAGGGCACTTGTGTCCTTGCCCTGCGACTCGAAGGATTTGATTTTGGCTTCCAGTTCCTTGACCTTGCTGCCTGATGACATGGATTCAGTCCGCAACTGTTTGACTCGCTCGCGCAGTTCCTTTGGGGCGAGCTTGTCAATTTCATCTGGTGCGGCGGCGGGAACGACAGCAGGCTTTGCCGGGGCTGTGGCGGGCGCTGGTTTCTTCGGAGGCTCAAACGGGTCGTCGCTTGGCTCTGGTGCGGCGGCAGGCGCGGAAGCGGGGGCTGCCGGAGCAGGGCTGGCCGGGGCTGGACTTGGTGTGGCGGCGGGTTTGACCGGCGCGGGAGCGGCAGTTCCGCCACCCGCAACGGCAATGGGGTCGAGTAATAGGCGTCTTAGCATGGATTATTTCCCTTTCTTGGATTCTGTGGTTTTACGTTTAGTGTCGAGATTATGTTGCAGTCCGGGCTGCGGGAAATCAATGGCAGGGGCGTCTTGATTTGAGAGTGTCAGAAGGATGTCTTTGAATCTCAAGACGCCTTCGCGCTGTTCGGCTGATGGACACGCCTCGAATGCCACATTGCTCGCGTAGAGCAAAACAGAATCGAACTTCGGGTCATTCGCGATTGACGCCCACCACTCTGCAAGCTCTTTGTGAGAGATGAATTGATTTTTTGAGTCCATAAATTATTTCGCTCTCTTTTTTGTTTGGCTGTTATCAGTCCACACAAAATTATCTTTCCAAATCCGTTCCAAAATTTCCGCAAGTTCTTTTCTTGTTCCTCTAAATTTACGATGTTTCTCATACCACTCGGCATGTTTGAAAAACTCACTTTTGGTAAATGTGTTTGGTAGAATGCTCATTTCAAAATATCTTCCGCGAGTTTTGATGGTATCACAGTCCGCTTTACCCCATCAATCCATATTTCTTGCTCTTGGTCTGGTGGTCTATGGCTCCAAAATTGAATAACTGGATACGGGCTTTTATCTGGATTTTCCTGTTTCGAGCAATCCATCGGGGAGTACAAATCAATGAAATCATGCAGGGCTACCGCGCTTAAAGTGGGTAGCTCTGCGAATTGCTGGGGATATTCGTTCTTTCCAGATTTGACGTAATCATTGAACTTCATTTTGGTCTTTTGCTCAACCAGTTCGCGGGTTCTGGCGTAAAGTCCAAGATGATAAACCTCCGGGTGGCCCCTCATACCTTCATCGGGGCATGAGAATGGTAGTGCGTTTTCACAAGCAATTTTCCAGTTCCATATTGCCGGATGCCGTTTGGCAAGCGACTCGAAAGACTCATACCGCAACATCGGCTTTCCGTTCTTGAAAAACGTCTCTGGAAATACCGGCGCTGTGAAAATGCAATCAGCGTCCCAATGGGCAACGTAGTCAGCGTCGGGACACCATTCGTCCGAACGGCATTTCTGCATCAGGTGCCAGAGCATCCCCTTGCCCTTCCATTCGTAACCGCTCTTTACAGTGACGTTTTCAATTCCAACCTGACTGATTATTTCACGAAGCGCGTGAACATCTTTGGTTGGAACAAGAATCGTAACGCCAGAGAATCCGATGGCGAATTTCTTTATTGATCGCAGACAATACTCCAAATAGGAAAAATCATTCGCATAGGTAACTATGAAGATGCGAACCTTCTTTGCTGGAATTGACGCCACAGGAACGATTGGCGCTGCTTCCGCTGAAACCGCTTTCGGTTCCGGCCCCTTCCAATCGCTCTTGATTTGATGAACGCCAACAATCTTGCCCTCGGTCAACCATTGCTTCCGCTCATCCTCAGAACACAGGATATTGCCATACCCGGAATAAATTGATTCTAGGCTGACGACATGCTGGTAAGAGTTTTCCTTGAACTCATTCCAAAGTTGAATCCCAATCTCGTAATCCCAAGTCTTTTGTGTTTTCGACAGTTCAATGTATTGCTGTGGCGTCCCCAAAACTTCCGGGAATATTTTCAACAGCCAATCCAGTCGGTAGATGGCAAAAGCACCATTTGGGAAAATGCACGACGGCCTCTGCTCCGCAAGGTGGCTTGTGCCGCAAACCGATAGCGGCATTATCCGATTGCCAACTGACTTGGAAAGAAGCTCCTCAAATCCTTGTGCCGCTTTGCGGTTAAAAGAACACGGATTGAAAACAACCATTGACCCACCCATGATTGCGCTTGGATTCTTGGAAAGAAATTCCTGCCAGATAATGTCGTCCCATCCAGCAACATTCACGCGACAGTCATGTTCGAGTATCATTACATGGGTGTATCCCCTGTTTGCAGCAATGCGAAGTCCCAAAAAGAACACTAAATTGTTTACTGCCGTCCGGTTCTTTTCGGTCTTGGCGATTTCAACGTCACCGCTCAGCTTGAACACCACCGGCCATTCCGCACTGTAATTGTGGTCGGAATAAATGATGAGTTCGTGCTTGGCTGGAAAGTTCCGCATGTTGGCAAGGAAAGCAGACGCCCTCACCAATTTGGGCGGTGCAAGATACATCAGGATGCCTAGCTTTTCGTTCATAATGAAGCCAACCAAATGCAAAATCTGTTAATCAAAGCCTCGCCGCGTAGATGTCGTTCGTAATGCACGGTATGACCATCGTGAATCTTGTAATACTTGAAAAATAAACACCACGGAAGCCGATGTTTTTCCTGTTCCCAAATTACTTTGTGTGAGTAATGTTCGTTCATTTTTCAGGACAAGGCTATTTCTTCCTTGCGATTAGAAAAAAATTATAGCCCGTTATATCAAAATCATTACAATCGGGCAGTAAAACCTCTGGATGCGTCAATTTTATGATTGCACTGGCCGACCCAATTCCCCCCAACATTAAGGGTCGCCTTTCCAGAAATTCAGCAAGCAAATATGGAGACTGACATTTCGATCTGTTTTTCTTAGGCATAGTGGCAAACCTCTTTCATCAGTTGCTCGCCGGTTCGACAGGTTTTGGTTGAGCAAGAACCACCACGTTTTGGTGCTGAAATAGTTTGCCCGTTGTGCTGCAAGGCGCATTCGGGCTTCTCACATCGCTGCACGGAAGGTAGAATTGCTCGCCCATTACAAGGTCGGTCATCTGGAATTTGCGGCAGCGCGGCAATGCCCCAAGTCGGTCGCCTTCCTCAACGGCTATAAAGTGGGCGCAATCTTTGCAGAACGGCATCGGTGGTTTGGGGGGCGAGGTTTGTTTAGCCATAAATTATTTAGGGGTTTGATTTTGCTCGGTTTCTTTTGCCGCTTTGACGACAACTTTTCTGACCCACCTGAGAAACCACCGCTCGCCAGCAAGAACAGACGCCGTTCGAGCAGCTTTCCATTCTTCAAAAGACAGGGTTATTTTAACTATTTTATCACATTCTTGGAAGTTTTCCGGCTGTTCTCGATGTCTTAATTTCATGTGGCATGACTTGCAAAGCCACAGGATTTCGTTGGTAACGTAATTAACATGATGCCCCTCTAGGTTCTCGGAATTAACCCCGCAGCCTTCGCAAGAGATGGCAGACTTCGGTTTTTTCGCTCTTACCAAGTAACAAATTAACGATGCTGACGCGCCATATTTTCCAGCCACATCGTTGTAAGAATACCCGTCTTGAAGCATCTGGCGGATTTCTTTTTCGTGATCTCTCAATTTCGATTTGTTCATCTACTTGGACTAATTTACCAGCAAGAACCAGAAACGCAAGCACAAATTTGACATTTTCTTTCCGCGAGATTATTGCTCCATCAGCGATTGAAACTGTCACCCCCGGAGAAATCCGGCAGCGCGGGTGAAACCAACCGAAACTACGGTGGTATTGGTTGGACAAAGTGATTCGGAAAACTACAAACCGAATCGGGGGTCACTTCCCCAACGCAACCGAAAAACGTCAGTCAACAATCACGCACAATTAACAATCAACACATAAAATCAAATGCCACTCAGCACTAGCCAATGCCAACAATTCCACTCGTATTTAGGCGCACGTCCGTATCCCTGGGACAAGAAAATCTCCGAAGATCGTTTCCCGCAGGAGTTCATCTACGCCGGGATGTACTCAACCAAAAAATGGGATTCTTTCACCGAAACCCAACATTTGTGGGAGCAAGTCCACGTTGCCCGCGCGAATGATCCTGGCATGTGGTCGCAGTTCTTTGCCGACCCCTGCTTGGGTGCGCCCTGCGCGATGAACATTCGCTACATCGGCCATGGTGTGACGCAGAAGAAATTCGGGCGTTACCGTCAGGAATACCGTTCATCGGTATTCTGCCTTGACCAGTTGAACACGATTGAGGAAGCCCCGCGCAAGCTGGACATCATCGTCAAGGGTTACAAGAACATCCCCGAAGAAGTCGCTGGCGGGTTCATCCGTCAACTGTCTTTGGTCAACGCTGGCACGACTGCCGAAGGCGGCGGTTTATGGTTGACTGGTGTGACCGATGCTTCCGGCAACCCTGTTGCGATTGATATGGACCCGGCGATGCTCGCCGTCAGCGCAGGTGGCGCGGCTGGCACAGTCAACGGTCTGTTCATCAATCTCAATGCGATTGGCGGTTTGGATGCACTGGTTACGGCGGGTAGTATTACTGCCGCGACAACGGCTGGTCTTTTGGCCAATATGGGACAACTGAGCATGGAATATCTGGCCAACCAGCAGGAAGATTTGGCACTCGCCGGTTATCACAATCAAAAGATGGCCGTGAACGGCAAGTTTGAAATCACGATGGATGGCACGACTTCGCGGCTGCTGACGGCTGCGAATCCCGCCCTGACCGCGCTTTACAAGGCGTCGGACTTCACCAAGGCTGGTGAGTTCTACGGCTTGGGCGTTGCTGCGGGCTGTGGTGACTGGCTGTTCAAGCGCGACAACATGCAGATGCGCTTCCGTTTCCGGTCGGACTTGGACGGCAAGACGCTTGCTGGTGGCGCACTTACCCGCGCTGTGTGGGTTGAGCAGATTCAGCCGTTTCAAAATGTGCCGGCTACGTTCGGCCTCAAACCCCTTCCGAATCCGCAATGGAAATCGGCTCCAATCCGCATTTACCACTGCTACAATCGCGATGCCCGAGAGATTTATGTGGGCGACATTACCAGCGTCAATTCCGAAATGAAGTTCGGTCTGGCGCGGTCGTTCATGGGCAAGTGGACATGGAAACACCCCGACCTGTTCAACGCGACCGATCCCGGCACTGGCACGGTCTGCCAATACGACAACGTGAAGCAGAACATGGGTTTCTTCCTCGGCGAATATGACCTTGGCTGCAAAACGATCTATCCGAACATCGAACGCTGGTTCATGGCGCTTGGTGAGGCCACGCCTTACGTCCGCCGTCCGAACACGGTCACGCCGTCCGCTTACCCGACGAGCGCATCGGATTATCAGGACTTGGTTGCGTACAATCAGCACTGCGCTGACAACCCGCAAATCTGGTCGCCGTATGATGTGAGCGAGAACCCGGATGGGACGCCGAACACGAATCCGTGGAGCACCTACGGTTACGCATAAGCGCCGGTCAACATTTGGGCGGGTTTGGAGCAATCCAAGCCCGCCCCAAAACCAATATAAAATATGACCGACCAAAACCAAACTCCACCCGAAGCCGCTGGTGATTCGCTCGCCGCTGCCGGGGCTGACTCAAAAACCATTTCTGTTCCAGCCGATCTGTTGCCAGAAGCTAAACCGGGTGATACCTTCAAGGTGCAATCGGTTGCTGATGGCAATGTGATGCTGGAACTTCAACCCGGCGAATCAGGCGAGGAAGATTGGGGCAAAGGTTTGCAGGAAGCCGCGCCACGAACCGATGAAGGGATGATGTAATTATGTCAATGACACTTGTAGCACTACCACAAATCACGCCGCCGCCGACACGCGCAAGCAATAATGCGCTGTTGCAGGACATAGCGGTATTATCCGCTCTCAACCCGAAGGAGCGTTTGGCGCTAGCTGTTTATTTCAGGGCGAAAGAATTGGCCAATGACACCAGTTCGCCACTGACCAATTATAACCCTGCGGTTGCCGGTGATGTCACCGCGCTGGTTCAGGATGCCAAAACCGTGATGGGCAGCATCCCGGTTGGCGACCTTGCCATTGTTGCGCTGGCCATTGATTGGGCGAACTGCAAAGCTGTTTATGCGGCGTTGCCGTCTGACGTGGATACCCTACGGGGTTTGTTGGGGCATCTGGCTCGCCGGGACGATGATGAACTGCGCCGGATTTTGCTCTATCTGCGCCTCGAAATTGGGGAATAACGAATTATGACCGCTGCCACCTTGCTTGCGGGTGCGCTGGCAGGAGGCGCGGACGAGTTAAGCCCGCGTGACTGCTGGCTGTGCTTGGCGTATCTCTACTCGACTGGCAATTCCGCTCAAATACAGATTGACGCCGCCATTGCCGCCGGTTGTGACAGGCTCTCAGATGGCGACATTGAAAAGTGTCTGGCTTACATGCTGACCAGCGGGTCATCTCCCGTTCCTGGGCCTGTGAACCTGATACCAGCAGGGGCTCACTACAATGATTGGGCGTATGATGTCTCAAATCTCCTCCAACCGGGGGGAACCTACAAACTAACTTGGGGCACAAACGAGTTGGATTTTTCCTATGGTAATTCTGTAACGATAGGGAACCCTGGCGCCGGACAAACATCTACATTCACTTATCCTCAAATCGGTGGTCCTGCCGATTTGGATGAAATAGGAGCTGTTAGCGCAGGTCTGCCCGTCACCGCAACCATCTACGCAATCTAATTTAACACCAAACTATTATGGATGCTCAAACTACACTTAATGCGGCGATTGCCGCCGGATACGACAGACTCTCGCCGCGCGATGTCATGCTCTGTGCCCTGTATGGTGCAAGCAATGGGGGCGGTGGTAATGGCGGCTGGACGCACGGCGCAGGCTCTCCAATCGCCAACGGGATTTCGACCACAAATTACGGCATTTACACGAACGACACAGACGGCACGTTTTGGACGGTATCAAACGGGGTCTGGATTGAAGAAGTTTAATTTATGAAAAACCTACTCACAGCCCTATTTTTGACAGTGGCGATCACCTGCTTTGCCGGAGTTAATCCGGTATTGCAAAACCCATACACCACGAATAATCAGGCTGCTGCCGATGCTCACGTTACAGCCATCGCCGGAAATGGCGGTCTCTCCAACAACACCTATACCACCAGCAGCCAAACTGTGGCGGATAACTATGTGAAGAATCTGGTGGGAACATTAACCAACAGCAGCGGGGTCATCTTCACCAACATTCAGTTTCAGTTCACCAATAGGTTGAACGGAGGTGGTTTTCCAGTATATTATACAAATCATTGGGCAAGTTATATTCAGATTCAGGGACTGGTTGCCACACTTACTGGAAATGACTATAACAATGCGGGGATTGTTACTTATGGAGTAACCGGGCGATGGGCAAAAACTAATTCAGTTCAAGCTGCTGCAATTACAGGCGGAACGATTAACATTGATACCATACCCACTTTTGGCGTGTACACCAATGAGGTATTTTGGTTTGGGGCACCCAGTGGTGCTTATGGGGTAATTCAATATGCCGGTGAAATTCAGTGGGTGATTGGTGGAGGGGGTGGTGGCGGGAGCAGTTATGTTCTCACAACGAATGCACTGGCTGCACTTGCTCAACCTCTACCAGTCAACATCAGCGGCTCCGCAGCCACGGCAGGCTACGCCACCATCAGCGGCTCCGCAGCCACGGCGATGAGCCTTTCCAAAGTGTACTCTGGTATAAATGTGGCATTTGTGGATTGTATAAATGGAAGTAATTCAGTTGCGCAGCTTGGAAATGAAACATATCCGTTTAGAGATTTCTCGAACGCGGTGGCGGCAATTGCTTCTGGGGGTGTTGTTGTTTTGACACCAGGCCAGTCGAATTTGATTGGGAGCCTTGTGTCAATCTCCAATGACATCACGATAATTGGATGTGGAGCTTGGGTTGTCAACACAAACACGTCCGCCTCATCAATTTTCGACGTGAAGGGATTCAATACAGTTTTTACAATTATTGGCGGGGCTTATATGTCTATGGGCGGAAATAGCTATGGAACTCAGTTAGGAGTCGATTCCACCAACGGTGACATTAAGCTTTACAATGCTAACTTTTTTGGGGTAACAGATGGAATGCAGTTCTATGGTCGGTCGAACCACGTTTATGCCGTTGGCTGTGATTGCGAATCTTATTGGGACACGTCGAGTGGTGGAAATCCTACGGATAGTGGATTATTTCAAAGCTGTAAATTCCATTCAAAGGCGGACCCGGCTCACAGTAATCCCAATGGGACTGAACTAGACTGCGTTTCTCATTCTGGCGGTAGTTGGAAATATCAAGCCTGTGATTTTTGGTCGTCAAATGCCGTGACAATAAACTTTGGAATTTTGAATTGTGGGGCGACTATTGAATTAGACAACTGCTCGCTGGAAATTGGCAGCACGAACTCGGGGGCAGCAATCCTGTTGTTTTACTCCCCCCTCCCACCAGCCGGAGCGATAACCATATTTAATAATAGCACCGTCAACGGCCAACTCTACAACGGGACCTATGTCGATGGTTTCCTTACGAATACCGGGGTTCCCTCAATTCTGTCTCCGGTCATGTCTCCAAACGTGACTTCATTCGCCGGCACGTTTTATTCGTTGACTATATCTGGTTCAACCAACGCATCAGTCAACATCGCCCCCTATCTTCCGGGCCCTAGCTTTGGTCATCCAAATGTTTATGTTTGGACAAACTCGGCTGGAATATGCGTAGTTTCCAATGACCCTGGAGCCAGTGGCTTTTACATAGTGGAAAGAACAAACGATATTAACCAACAAACAGGGAACGTTTTACTGGTACCCACAATTCGGCAGGCGTCAACCCCTCCTTGGGGTAATTTGTCCGACTACACAGACGCAGCCAGTGACACCAATGTTTTTATTTTTCCCTCCGCTCTGCAATATATTCCGGCTTGTTCAGTCGGAACTAACTTCACCGGCAACGGCTCCGGGCTGACCAACATCACTTCACTGTCAACGGTTACGGGCATCCACTATGTATCCAGTTTGACGTTCAGCAACATCCTGACCGGCTACATGCTTGGGACAAATGCGCTTAACCAGCCGGTAATGTGGGCAGTTTCAACCAACATCATTACCTACTGATGAAACAGATCGTAACCATACTGTTTGTAGTTCTGTCTGGAATCGCATTCGGGCAGAATGTGACAAACCAGTTTGGAGGACAGCCATCATTTGCGGGTCAACTACTGTCCGCTGTGCCAAGCACCACGACTGTTTCTTATCCTTGCTTGATGGACTTCAATCCTGCCTTGGGCACTTTCTCTGATTTGGGAACTACGCCAGCAACCAATAATGGTGCCATTGCCCAGTGGAATGACCAGAGCGGTCATACGAATAATGTCATACAGCCTGTCGCAATTATCCAACCCCAATTGGTGCCTAACATAGTTAAAGGACTTCCGGTTGTTAGATTTACCGGGCAAGCAAACGATGTTTTGTACAATCTTACTGTCTCTAATGCTCAACCAATCGTGTTTTATGTTGTATTATCTAGTGCTGATTTTACGTCGAAACCATACGATATCTGTTACATGGGAACCAGTGGCGTATTGGGGTTATTTTTAACATCCTTTTCGGGTGGGGGTGATCTTATGGCATTAACTGAAAAGGTTGGAGGGATAGCAAGCAACACCACATCAAATAATGTTCATTTGGCCACCAGTGGGTTCAACATCGTTACCGCCATTTGGGACACTAATTCTCCCTACATCACACTCAGAACTAACGGGGTTACCGTTGGGATAGCGACTCCCGGTTCTGGCCCCGACTTTCCACCAGTGAATGTAAGGCCCATTGGTTTTACCCTGTCAATGTCTTTGTTCTATAACTGCGACATCGCCAGAGTGATTATCAGCACTAACGCCACACTGTCGTCTGTTACCAACATCGAGTACATGCTGAGGACTAATTACATTACTCCATGACCAACCACCATCAACTCTTTCGCGGACTCGGCCTTGCGACCATTGGCCTCGTCGCGGCTCTACTGGCTGGCTGCTCGACTCAGCAGCCGCTGACTGTGCCGCTGCCGCAGGCTGGCGCGCAGGCGATGGTTGTTCCGGCGACCAATATGGTGACTGTGCCGCAGAATCTTTCAGTGACAACTGTGGCTGGCCAGAATGTCCCGGTTTTCATCCGTTCAAGCAACGAGTGGTTCCAAGCGTCGGGTGATTTGAAGAATTGGGCAAACGTGTCCAGACTGACGGCGAACGTGACTTTTGGTTGGACTGCGGAGATTGGCGCGGAGAGCTACAACCTTTACCAAGGACAGTCCAGCGGCAGTTACGCAGACCCCATAAACACCTTAACCAATCATGTCACCGTGCCAGTCGTGGCGAACGTAACAAACTTCTTTGTCGTGACAGCGGTGGGGGCAGATGGAATCGAAAGTGTCTACTCGGCTGAACTGGCCTACGCGCCGCCGATAGTGGCGCCAAGGTTTATCATTCCATGACCATCATCCTCCAAACATTTTCACAGTTGCAAACGGAAATCAATGAAATGGAGAACCTCCGGCTTTATTACGAAAGCCGGATATTAGCAAAGCGCATTGCCATGGCTGAAATCGTTCACAGCGCACAATGTCAGCAAGACCAAATTGCCCGCGTTGACGACGCGCCCGCCGCCGCAGCATCGCCGGTCCCGGCCAAACGCCAGGCGAGCGAGGAAACCCGCCTCAAGATGAGTGAAGCCCACCTGAAGCGGTGGGAAAAGCGTAGGCTTCAACAAGCGAACCAAACTAACGGGGTGAATGGATAATATGAACAAAATAAATTGGACAGCGGTAGCAGCAAGCATTGCAACCGGCCTGCTTGGATTCTGTGTCGCCTTGCTGACCGTGCATTTAACTTTGGCCGGCACGCTGGCGTCCCTAGGTAACACCTTAGCCCGCCATGACGTTCAAATTGGCGCACTGGCAGATGCACAAAGGAGCGAGGCGATAAACCGGGCTGCCGGGGATGATTTTGTATCCCGACAAATTTCAGATGACCGCGTTCACAACGACCGGGCTATAACCGAACTGGTCGAGTTGCAGGTAGCAACGGTTAAACACGCCGACGAATTGATTTCAATGTTGAAGCTGCAAAGACAATTCGACACAAAACCAAACTGAACTGATGAATCCAATTCTCGCCTCTTTTCTTGGCAGTCTCCTGCGTTACGCGCTGATGTTGCTCGTTCCCTATTTCGTCAAACACGGCATCTTCACGGAAAGCGTTGCTGAGGGATACGTCGAGGCCGCCGTTGCTGGCCTGCTCGCGCTTGGCTGGTCGTGGTGGAAGATTCACGGCAATCGGGTCAAGTTGCTCACGGCGCTCGCCCTGCCTGACGGCGCGACCGAGAACGACCTTAATGCTCACATGGCTTCTGGTGCAACTGCTCCGAGCGTCCTGACGCCGCCCAATGTCGTGCCGGTGTCAGTGCCAACATTTCAACCAACTCAACCAATTCAAAAAACACCATGAAAACCAAACTCAAACTCATAACGGCGATGGCAGTTCCGCTGGCCATCGGTTTTACAGCACAGGCACAGACCAACAATACCTTGCCGACAATCGGCGGCTTGACCAGCACGTTCAGCTTGTGGGTCAGCAGCTTCGATACGAACCTGTCCTACCAGGACTTCATTGTTTGGGACGGGCCGGTGTACCAGAAGAACGTCAACATTATGAACGAGTTCGGCGCGAGCTACGATGTATGGCGGCAGAAAATTAGCACGAACAACACCAGTCTTGCCAGTGTCGGCAACAAGCTCGGCGGGCAGTTGTTCCTCGCACCTGAAGGCAGGTTCCGGCAAGCGAACATCGCCGGGGACTGGGTGAGCATGGGTGGCGGTCTTGAGTTCGGCTGGATGAAGTACGACTTCCGCTCCGGCGCTTTCATTGACGGTGTTTACCTGAACAACCCGGAGGCGTTGGGCCGTCCGCATTCTGAGCGTGAGACAGCGGAGTTCGGACTGTTCGCTGACAAGATGCTGAATAAGGCGACGGCGGCTGGAATCTTCGTCAGTGACCAATTGCACCAGAGCGCGCCATTCTTCGGCGTGAATTTGAACGTGTCGTTCGGCAACGGCACAGGATTCCTCGGCCTGTTCTGATTTTGGGTTAGGGTTGGCCGGGGCGGGACGTTTCACCCGCTCCGGCTTTTCCTTCCGGCACTACATTTTAATCGAAGCAACCAAAGCCGCGCCCGCGCAGCCCAACAAGGTCCTATCATGAAGATTTTAATTTGGACGGCAGCGCCTTCCGATTTCGTCGAAGGGGCCATTGACTTTTTAACGCACGGCCCGGCGCATCATGTCGGGTTCTTGAGGTCAAACGGACTGGTGCATGAATTGTATCCGCCGAAGCTCCGCGACCGCGCCATTTCTGACGATGAAAAGAAGATCGTCCAGGTGTTCTCGCTGGCCGGGTTGCCGCCCGAACTGGAAGCCAAATTCGAGCGGCTGTTTGACTTGGACAATGAGGCCGGGATTAAATACAGCGATGCGGATTTGTTCCGGTTCCTGTTCAACGAGGAAATCCCATTCGACCTGTCCGGCTACTGCTCTTGGTACGTCATGCGCTGCATCAGCATGTGCGCTCCGATGTGCCTTCCGCTGGTCAGGTGTGAAATCGGTCAGGTCAGTCCCCGCGATCTTTACATTTCACCCCGGTTAATTGAGGAAGGCTGGCCATGCTGACATTTGCCATCGCTATTTTCCTGTTCTCAGCCTCGGCACTGATGCTGATTCTGGCCATGTTCTTTTTGAGGAAGTAATGGGGTGAACACC